AAGTGAATGAGGTGCGAAAAGGGGCAAATCCAGAAAGCGAGGTCACATTCGTATGCCGCGACTTATATGACCACGAAGCCCTATGCCGCGCCATCGAACAGCACGAAGCCTTCCGGCAAGAGGTGAGCGATGCGGTGGTGAAGGCAATTCGCTTCTGCAAAGATGGTCGCCCCGCTTCGGCGGCAGGCGCTATAGGCGCTTTCGTTATCCCTGCGCCCAAGACTGACCCGCTGGTGGATGTGTTTTGTAAAGGCCTCTGGAGCGAAGCGGGGCTGTCTATATCGACCAAAGAAATTCGCGCCGCACTGGACGCCCGTGGGCTGGAGATAAAGGAGAAGAGCAAATGAAACAGGTACAAGCAGCACAACTGGCCGAGTGGCTCGACAACAACACACGTGGTTACACCAGCCGGGACGGCAACAGAATAAATATCGAAGGCCAGATTGATGCCTACGAACTTCTGCTATATGTCCAGTCGCTCACGGCTGGCAGAAGCACAAGTCAAATCCAAGCAGACAATCAGGCCGCCTACACTGGCCGGAGTGTCGCCGAAGGGGTCTAGTAATGGACAAGATAAGATGGAAGGACGAAGAACAAACGGTTGAGTTTGTTCCAGTATTCGTAATCGGATTTGAAGAAGACTTTGAGCGCGGCGTAGTAATGACAACCGCCGCCCACGCATTGTTGACCGAGGCCGAGCCGGAGTTTGCGCTCTACGCGATAGACGCAGCGATGGACATACTGCTCCAGAGACGAGACCAAATTGAAAAGAGGGAGTTGCACTAATGAAGTTTAAGACACTGTATGAGATTGGGTTCACCGATCTCGTGTCCGTTATCCCGCCGAATGCCGAGTTGTCGGCCATGTCTAAAATCCAAGCGGATCAGGCAGGCAAAGCACCCGGTCGGCAGAATGCGCAGGGCACATGGGGCGGCTACGGCTGGCAGGACTATGTGCCGACGCCGAATGATGTCGAACGGTGGGACCGCAGCCATGCTAATATCGGCTTGAAGGCAAGCAAATACCCTGCGGTTGACATTGATGTTGTCAACGAGGGGCTGGCTAGGGTCATTGGTGATATGGCGGTGAAGGCATTGGGCAAAGCCCCGATGCGTATCGGTCGTTTCCCCAAGCGATTGTTCATGTATCGCACCGATGAAAAGATCGGCCGGATGCAAGTGCGGTTCCGCGATGACCGTGGCGTCGAGCAGCTTGTAGAATTTCTAGGGGACGGACAGCAGTACGTCATCGCCGGTATCCACCCTATCACTAAGGAACCATACAGTCTTGATGTGGACCTGACGCAACGTGGCCCGGCTGTGTTGAAGAAGGTAACGCGGGAAAAGATTGAGCGGTTCTTTGCTGACCTGACGGAGACGTTGGAGATGATGGGCTGCCAGATTATCCACGCGGATAAGACGGCACAGAAGGCAGTCGAACGCCAGTCGGTCGATCAGGTGTCGCTCACCGCGCCAAGCATTACGCATGTGGCTGCTGCGGTAGCGGCCATTCCAAACAAGACCGAGCATTTCCCAGACCGCGATGACTATATCCGCATGGGCTATGCCATCAAGGCGGCGTGTGGCCCGGACCATGAGCCGGATGCGTTTGAGATATTCGCATCGTGGGCCGAGCGTTGGGAAGACGGGGTTAACTCGCTCGATACTATCGAAGCGGACTTCGGCCGTATGCACCCACCCTATGAGTTGGGTTGGGACTGGCTGGCCGGTAAGGCTGCGACCTTTGGCTATAAGCGCGAGGTCGATGAGTTCGATGTGACGGACTTTAGCGACGAAGACTTCGGCATGGTGGCGTCTGCGGGCGAAACACCGATTGAGTATAGCGACATTGCATTGGCGCAGCGCGTTGCTCGGCTACACGTTTCGGATATCCGATACGTTGTGGGCGGCATGGGCTGGGTCGCGTGGGATGGCAACAAGTGGGCGAAGGACGTGGCGAACAAGCACCTGTCCATCGTCCGCAAGGTCTGCGCAAACGCGTCGGCCGAGGCGTTGCAGCACATTGACAGCCCGCAAAAGGGTGAGCGTATCGCGCAGCGTGTGGCGTCATACAATGTGATTGCAAACGTGGCGAAGCTGGCTGCGGTTGAGCCCACCATGCAGGCGACCACCGAGCAGCTAGACGCGGACATCTATATCCTCAACACCAAGTCGGGTATGGTGGACCTAAAGACGGGGGCGTTGCTGGCGCATGACCGTTCTCGCATGTGCACAAAATGCACATCGGTCGAGGCGGACTTCAGCAAGCCAGCCCCGCAGTGGCAGGCGTTTCTGAATGAGGCGTGCAACGGTGATAGCGAGATGATCTCTTACCTTCAAAGGTTGGCTGGCTATTCCGCGACGGGTAGCACTAAGGAGCATGTCCTTGCCTTCGCCCACGGGTCTGGCGGCAATGGCAAAGGGACCTTCCTCGGAGCGATAGGCAATATCCTTGGCGATTATGCCACCGTGGCCAGTGCGGACGTATTCTTGGCGTCGAACAATCAGCGTCACCCTACAGAGTTGGCGTCGTTGATGGGTGCACGGCTCGTTCACGCGCAGGAAATCGACCCGTCACGCAAGTGGGACGAAGCCAAGGTGAAGTCGCTGACTGGCGGGGACAAGATCAGTGCGCGCTTCATGCGGCAGGATTTGTTTGAGTTCGAGCCGCAGTTCACGTTGGTCATTGCAGGCAACACGAAGCCGGAGATTACTAACGTGGATGACGCCATGCGTCGGCGTATGCACCTCATACCTTTTGATACTAAGCCAGTCCGCAAGGACATGGACCTGCCCGATAAGCTGAAGGAAGAATATCCAGCCATCTTGGCGTGGATCATCGAAGGCGCGAAGGCATGGATGGCAGAGGGGTTGAACCCACCACAGGCCGTAATCCAAGCTACCGATGAGTATCTCGCAGGAGAGGACGCATTGGCCCGCTGGATCACGGAGCGTTGCGTGGCTGGCGTTGACAATGAGATGGGTACGACCGAAGCGTTCAATGACTTCCGCGACTGGTGCAAGGATAACAACGAGGCCAAGGGTAAGGAATGGTCGCAGCGTAAGTTTACCGCAGAGATGAAGACGCATGGCTATGACCACACAAAAGATCGGGCGACACGAACGAAGCGTGTGTTCCGTGGTCTTGAACTTCTCATAGGCGATGAGGACTATATGGTCATCAACGCCATGATAGATGAGCAGTCGGAGGATTTCTTCGGCGTTCAGATTAACTTCAAGGCAGATGGGGAGGACATGTAATGTATGGGAACGATTTTATGAGATACAAAGCGATTAGGGATGTGATTAACAGCATGGGGGATGATAGCCCGGTACTCTTTAATGAGCAGACCGGAGAGGTGACGCCGTTGCATGTCGATGTCGTCAATAGTCCACCGCACTATAAGACCGGAGGCATCGAGGCCATCGAAGGGATCGAAGCGTCGATGGGTCCGGAGGCATTTGCAGGATACGCCAAAGGTAGCTGCTTAAAATATTTGTGGCGCTATGAGAAGAAAGGGAAGCCATTAGAGGACTTAAAAAAGGCCCGATGGTTTTTGGATAGGCTCATAGCTGCGCAGGAAAAGATGAGCAGCCAAGGTTGAAATGCACACCTAAATGTTGGCGCAGTGAAATTGAGGGGGCATAGCGCCCCCTCTTTTTTTATATAGAACCCGGCGCGTTGTAGCCCGTTGCACTTTTGAACGCTGAACGCGCCTCGGCTTCTGTCTCAAACCGGCCGAGAAATACACGTTCTTTGTCGATGATAGCGTTAGCTTCGAATAGCGACACGCCCATTTTGGCAAAGGTGCGTCTGCCCACGCCATGCGCAGGAACTTGGTCGGTGTTACGGGGAACCGGCTTGCGGGTAATTGGGTCGCGCTCACGAAGCGGGGTGTGGACTGCTAAATTGCTCCAGCGGTTGTCCAGTTTGTCGCCATTTACATGGCGGACAGGGTGCTGTGGCCATTCGCCGGTCATGATGTTCCAGATAATCCGGTGGGCTAAAATATATGAGCCATTGTATTTGACGTTGCAGCCGCTGGATGTCACCGTACCCGCCGGACGCCCGGCGGGGAGTGATCCTCTTGGCTGTCGGTAGGTCAGCGCCCCGGTGTCGGGGTCGTAATCGAATGTCTCTTTCAAAGTTTGGTATATGGTCATGCAAAATCCTTTCGGGACGGAAACGAAAAGTTGGGGACGCTTTTGCTTGGCGAGAAACCACGCAAAACCGCCATTCGGGACGGAAGGGACGGATGGGACCCTTTTTCTCACTAAAGCCCCTATATACACGGGGTATCTATGTATATAGTATATATATACATAAGTGTAAACACCCAGACTGTATAGGACGTTATTGGAAAAAGCTGTCCCTAGTGTCCCATCCGTCCCGAATGGCTGAAAACAGCCAATTAAAAATCTGCAAACCCGTCCCCAAATTTCTCAAACCCGTCCCGAACACGCCAAATGCGTCCCGGATGGCAGTTTTCCGTTAATCGTCGTCAAACACACCCGGCAAGTCGTCTGCATCGAGGTTATGTGAGCCGACTTGCTTTGGGGGTGTGATGTCTATGGTGATGTCTTGCTCGATTTGCTCATGGGCTTCATGTGGATTTGATGACGCCAAGTTTAGCTGGCGCAGTGCATCAAGGTGGAGTTGGTTCACGTTGACTTGGACCGCTGCGGTCGGCTTGGCTTGGAACTTATCCGGAGCAGCAACACCGGCCAGCCATTTGCGCGTTTCGATCTTGAGCCTGTCAGCGTTGGCCGATGTGCTGTCGGAGGCGTCGGCAATATCGAGGCACTCGTCCGCCCATTGATCGGCTGCGATTGTCCGGGCCTGCCGGAACCGCTCCTCTCTATCTGGGTCTTTGCGTATCCAATGATAGAGCGAGAGGTTGCTAATGTTCAGTTCACGAGCAAGGCCAGCCATTGTCAGGCCGGATGCAATCTTCTCCAGCAAAACAGTCTCGCCAACCTTATCCAAGTTTGATGCAATCGTGCGTCGTTTAATATGTCCGGCCATGTCTTATCCTTTAAGTAGTGATATAAGCCCGTATAAAGCCCATAGAGAGGCATATAGGGTGATTGCTAGGTAACTATCCCGATTGTAGCTATGCACGCTCCAGACCCCTTAGAAACGTCTCTAAGAGGATAGAGACTGGAGCCGGGACGGATCGACCGCCTTGCTCATAGTATCGGATCGACCTTTCGGACAGTCCAATCTTGCGGGCGAGATGGCCTTGCGTCATGTTCAGCTTCTCGCGTGTTGCCTTAAATTCTTCGCTTGTCATTTTGTATCCTTATTCAATGCGTGAACGATTGTGCTATGGTCGCGGTTCATGATGCGGCCGATTTCGGTTGTGCTGTAGCCTTTGTTTCTAAGCATAAAGACGCAAAGGTTACGCACAAAAACCAAATGCCTGTGGCGTTTTGGGCCAAGGATGTCCGCGACTGTGTAGCCGTATCCCTCGGCCAGATGTTCTATATCTTTGAGGTTCTTTTCCCGTGGCGTCATTTCGTGGCCTTTAATTCACGGACGATCTCGACCGCCCTTGCTGACGTTATGTGCTTATGGCTAGACCATTTACCTTCACTCCACATCAAGACCCCGCTTGTCTTGGCATCGGCCTCTAGCGCCATAGCGCAAGCCTCAACGCCAGCGTCATATCCTGCTTGCCATTCGGCGTCTGGGTCTTTGGTCATTTGTCTTTCACCCATAAATTGCCAAAGATTAACCATTGCATCTTGCGCCAGAACCAGTTGGGTTCTTTGCCTTTGAGCGGACGCCATGAGATGTGGAAGCCGTCCGGTTTGCAACCGAACAGGTGGCATTGCCATTCCGACATTTCAGGCTTGCGGAAGGTTTCGAGGCGGTAGTCGCTGTAGGGGTTTTGTTGTTCGGTCACAGCGACCTCCCTATCTCAATACCCTTGCGGACGCCTTGCTCAACCAGCCGCATCCAGACTGTGTGGTCCCAATCGCCGTTTAGGTAAAAGGTCGCGTTAACAGTATTGCTCTTCGCTTCCTGCTCGGCGCAGAGAGCGCGGGCGATATTGCGGATCATAATGTCGTCGTCGTTAGTCATTCCGCCATGTCCTTTTCTGCATCCTCTATCAATTCAATGGGGGGCCAGCGCAGATAGTTTACGTGCTCGTCCGTTATCACGCCGAGAAACTCTAGGTATTCCATCAAGCGGTAGGCCAAGGTGGCGCTTGCGCGTTCGGTGTAGTTATCGAACGGCTCTTCGTCGTTGTCGTTCATTTGCTTTGCCCTTTGTTAAATATAACTAATGCGGACGGGAACGGCGCGCTGTTCTTGGCGCTGCCAAACTTGAGGCGTCCCCGGATAAACTCAATCTGGCCCTTCATGGCATAGTCATGCCACCAGCGCGTATCAGTGCGCGATGGGACAAGGCAGACGACAGTCGCGCCTGCTTGACTGCTCTCGTATGCTTTCTTCATCCATTGGCCGATTGTGCGGCCGTATGGTGGGTTCATCCAGACAACGCCTGTCCACGACTGCGCCAGCCCGTCGTCAGCTTCGGTGAAGTAGCGCGGGCATTTGGCGTTGTCAGCGGTCGCGCAAACATCCAGCGTGAAGCCGTAGATTGCGTTCTGCTTGTCGAAGAAGTCTTGCGGCGTTGCCCATAGGTCGGTCGCGCTTGAGAAGTGCACGCTCATTTGCTTTGCTCCTGCTCTCTAAGGCGCTTGGCTTCTGCGAAGGTGAGGCCGTCCGCATTGCGAAGCGGCCAAGCCTTGTCGGATGACACGCGGCCCTTGCGCCCGATTGGCGCGGCTTGTGGTCTAATCATGATTACTTCCCTTTGTTATCGTTGCGGCTTGCGAATGCGACACCAGCCAACATGCAAAGCACCCATAAGAAAAAGAATGCGTTGAACGATAGGTATTGCGATAGATCAAATAACATTTGCTTAGTCCCTCTTTCGTTGTTGATGAACTGGGAATAGGAACAGTGTGCCGGTCAGTCAATCATTAATCGTAACTCAAATGAAAACAATTGTAACAAGATATATCACATCGCAATGTGATTGCATCGCCCATATAATATAATGACGTAGGCACGATGTGCCGGTTTAATAAGGGAAAGAGGCAGCGCCACGTCTCCGTTTTCGTGCGCCTCCGACCCCATTTGGTCCAGCACTAATACACTGTTACAGTCTGTAAGCCGCAGAAATGCGTGGCTTTTTGCGTATGGGGCGAAGATCGGCATTTAAGTTGGACCCCCCCCGGCCCCCGCCTCGCGCGGGGGGTGTGTATGTACAACCTGACAGACACGGAGATGTGGCCCCCACCCCCCTATATCCTTGTATTTAACATAATGCTGTCCGAAAAATTTCTAACTTTTTGCTTGCCAAACTGTAACAATAAATTGTAACAGCGATGCACCACGAAAAACGGGAGAAATACGTTGGCAGTTTTTGGATACACTCGCGTCTCGACTGAAGACCAGATTGAGAACACATCGCTCGATGATCAAGCACGCCAAATTCAAGGCATCGCGCTCACACATAATTTGGAACTGGAGCATATATACGAAGAACGGGGCGTCTCCGGCGGTGTTCCACTGCTACGCCGAGAAGAAGGCTGCAAGCTGGCGTTCCTCCGGCCCGGTGATACTGTTATCGTATCGAAGCTAGACCGTATGTTCCGCGATGCGAGAGATGCGCTCAACGTCATCGCCGACTGGGACACGGCGAACATCAACCTCATCATCAACGGCTACGGCAATGTCATGGACAAGGCCAACCCGAACGGACGCTT